ACCAGTAACAGTTGCAAAGTCATCAGTTGCTGCCGACAATAAAGTTGGGCGCTTTGAATAAACAACATTGACTTTACGCCCCGGAACAATAGGAGAGTAAACGCTGATACTCTTTCCTAAGTTACCGCCTGTGCCAAATGTTGTTGGGTTTGCAAGTCTGTCTAATTGCCATGCACGAACTGGAAGCCACTCATTGCTCGGACCAACAACAGAGTGTGTAATGTTTAAAATGTTTTCTGCATCATCAGGTAAATCATAAGTTGTTTTAGCAGCAACATAATTAAACTCTGTTTGTCCAGTTGCAAAGATAGCAGGATAGACGGCATTGATAGTGTCGTTGATTGCCCGTTTAATTTCATTGCGTGGAAATAATGGTGAAACTGTAACTCTATCATTAGCAGCATGAGCAGCAGCGGTAGTACCACGCTGTCCTCTACCCCAAGGGGCAAGAGTTAATGTGCTTGATGCTGGGTTAACGGTGTTTACATACACCATTTCATCATTGATTTGTATGAAGCCACGACCAATTACTGATGTATCAAAAACAGTAAGGGAAGTTGTAGAAGTTGTTGCGCTAGTTGTTAGCCATGTGCTGGCTTCGGAGTTAACCGTGTAGCCATGCAATAGCGTATCAATACGCTCAGTTAATTGGTTAAGTGTACTCATAAGTCAATAGACCTCAATGCATCTACCGCAGACTTTCCAGTTGTACTAGCAAGTTCATTACAAACTGCGTTTAAACCTTTGTAGTCATTGGGTTGTCGGGATGAACTAGCCTTGTAGTTAAGGGCAGCAATAAGACCTAAGCCTGATGTACCAGCATAGGCATTGGCTGCACCCTGTGGGGCTTTAAAAGATGTAAGGCTAGTAATACCTGCAAGGCGATTAAGTTCACCTGTGAGCGTGCTGCCTGCGATACCAGTTGCCATTACTTAGCCTTTCTTTTTGCTGCTGCGTTATCCACTAAATTTGGATAAGGGCGACCAGCCCTCTTAGCCATAGCCTTAGCCTTGGCTTTTTGTGCTGGTGTTAAAGGTGTAGATTTTTTATTAGGGTTTTTAGTATCCCAAAATGCTTTTTTCTTTTTCACCATTTCTCCTTATTTGCCCAGTATGCTGCGGACATCTTGCCTTTGGCAATGTTCTTAGCATGACGAGCCTTGAAGGATGCTTGGCGTGCGGTTGGTTGTTTATCACCCGTCACGCCTTGCTGTCCAAAACGAATTGTTTTTACTTGTGAGCCTTCTTTAGCCACAACAACATGAGATTTAGTCGGGTGACTTGGAGTACGCTTAGGTTTGTTAAAACCTGATACTCCTGCTCTTGCTAATCGTGGGTCTTTCTTAGCAGGCATGATTACTTCTTTTTTGCCTGACGAGTTGCTGCGCGTTCTAAACGAAGGGCAGTACGACCACGCTCATTAAGCATGCGTGATACTTTAGGAGTAGCAGTTGAAGTAGCGCGTATAGATTTTGCTACTGAACCACCTTTAGAGCCTGCTTTAGCATTTTTCATTGCTTTGTTTTTCCTATTCTTAGTCGTAGTTTTCTGTTTCTAGGGAAGTATTTTTAGGATACTTTCCGGGTACTACTGTTACTTTGTTTAAACTTGCTTCTGTTGGCTTACTGCTTACTTCCCTACCGCCTACGCCGTAAGGGTTAACAGCGCCATAGCATCCACACTCTAGGCACATTTACTTACTCCTTTGGGTAATTACTTTTACATCTCCGCCAACACTTATGTTGTAATCAGCGGAAACTTTAATTGCTCTACGAGCCACAGCCTCAACGCTCTTAATAGAGTTCTTACTCATGCCTGTTGCTGCTAGCGCACCAAGGGCTAAATCGCCCCCACTACCTACCGCATACAAACCACGGTCATCTCTTGACCATAAATAATCTTGGTCAATTTCGTAGATAACTCCGTTTAAACAGATAAGTGCATCAAATCCGGCATCTTTATCTTTAGTTGTATCAGGGTTGTACCCATGTTCAATCATTGTTTCCCGTAGGGAAGGCAGAACTTTTGTCTGCATAAACACATCTGTTGGTATTGTCTTAATTACTTTCGGTGGAGTCCAAAGGTAAGTTGCAATGTTTCCTGCAATAGCATCACCTGAAAACCCAAATACATAGTCGCCTTTTTTGATAACTTTATCCACACCTTTTGCATAGTATGGTTTGTCCTCATAGGTAGTCATGGAGTCGGCTGCGATTAACGCCCAACCCTTTCCCTGAATACCTACAATGGCAGTCATAGTTACCCCTTAAATGTCCCTGTATTTGCATCAAAGGCTTTGCCAGCCTTATCAGACTTCTCAACTGCATCTTTAATTTTTGCCATTGAAGTTCCAGCAGGTTGAATACCTTGCGCTCTTGCAGCAGCATAGGCATTAAGTTCAGCGTTCCATTTTTTATCAGTCATACCTTTAGCGCTGTTAGCATCACCTGTGCTGAACTCTAGGTTAGATGCTCTCAAACACTCGCCCCAATTTGTGTGGTCTTGTGTTGGACAGCCAGTTCTACATGCCATGTTTAAACCGTTGTTATGTATTCCTCATAGCCTGCTGCTATGAGCCGTGTTCTTGTTTGTTCATCAATGTCGTAAATGTGACCACCTAAATAAACTTCATCTGCTTCCAAGGTTTGAGTTTGACTTGGATAACGAAATGATGAATACACACCATTAACTCGTAGGACAGTAATCCCACGGTTTATGCCCATACGCTCAAAAAGGGTATGTCCACCAGCAGGGGTTTCTTTAATGCTGGGTGGTGTGAATTGGTATGCCATAATTCTCCTTAGTGTAACAGGGTAGCGGGCGTTTAAACACCCGCCACCCCGGTACTAATCTCCGAAATTAGTCAGAGATGCTAGATGAAGTTTCAATGCGGAACAACGCATCATCACGATAGCGGGCGAAACCAAGTACGCCGTACCATCCGATTGGGCGGAAACGCATTAACTTATCAGTAACAGGTCCGATAACTACGCCCGGTTCCTGTGCTACTGCCTCTGCCAAAGCCTGCTTTCCGCAAAGAATTGTGCGGTAAACATTTGTCTTTGGAGTAATGGTTACAGTTGCAGCAGATGTTACAGCAGCAGTAGTTGCTACTGAAAGGGTTAGAACTGCACCGTTGATTGCTGAAACAAGTGTGCTTGCGCCAGTTGTTGCAGAAATCGCTACACCATCACCAACATCAATTCCTGATGTTGAAGCAACAGTAATTGTTGTGGTTCCTGATGAACCTGATGCAGCAGTTGTAGTTGTGAAGGTTGACTGATTAGCACCTTCTGCCTTTTCGTACATGCGTGGTGTTTCTACAAAGAAAGCACCCTCGTATGTTCCGATTGTTCCAGCCCATAGGTTACCCTGTGCAGAGTCTGTTTGAGCGTGGATGTCGCGCCATCCGACTGAGCCGGTTTCGGCGCGAAGGTCGTGTGAAACCTCAGGGTGAATACCTGCCCAGTACAAAGAACCTTGGCGTGGAACAGCCTTGTTGCTACGCAACTTGGCTACCGCACGGCGGATTTTTGCAGATGTTAGGGTATCAGCAGATGATACTGTTGCTGTTGAAGTAACAGAACCACCATAGATAACATTTGTTCCCTGACGGAGAGTTTCCATTGCTAACTTATCAAGTGAGTCAGCCATGTTGAAGGCAATAATGTCTGCAACTGCTGGGTCCACATCTGATAGTGAGAATAGTTGTAACTTACGAGTTACAAGTGATGCATTACCGTATTCTGCAAGTGTTACAGAAGTGGTTGATACATCTGATAGCGCTACTGCATCAGGGTCTGTTGCCTCTGATAGTGCAGAAGTTGCCGCTGCCAAATCATTGTAAAGTGAAAATACAACGCTTGACCCCGGCATTGCTTGCTGTGCTGGTCGCTTGTCTGCAACGCTACGAACTAGCGGTTGCGAACGGAGAGCGAACTCAACATAGCGGTCATACGCAACTTTTACCAAGCCTGCAAGGGCTGTGGTGTCGGTATTTGCCATGAGTTATTACTCCTTTAGATTGGTAGTTGGTTAATTTAATCCAAGGATGCGATTTAATTCATCTGCGTTTCCTGCTGAAAGAATTTTAGCCATAGCATCTGAGTCAACTTCCGGAACTTGTCCTGTTGAAACCACTTGGTTAATTCTTGCATTTGCAGAAACATCTAGTGAATTGTTATTTGAAGCCTGCTCTGAATTAGCGTTTTGGGTTGAACCAAATACATCACCGTATTCATTTAGCCAGCCATTGATTGCTTCCTCAGAAGTATCAATGTCTTGCGGTATGAACGCAGCAATCTTTGGGTTAATGCCCTTGGCTTGTAACACATCCTTCACAGTACGCTGGCGGGTCTGCGATTGCAGTCCTTTCAACTCCTGTTCCAGTTCTTTTGCACGCTTTTCAAGAGTGCGATTTACTTTTCGGAGTTGCTTAACTACATCCGTGCCTTCGTCACCGAAGTCATCAAACTCGTCATCATACTCGTTATTTTGGCTCATTAGCCATCTCCCTTTCGTTAGTTGTTGTATTCGCAATCCACAATGTATGTAGGGGAACATACCTTGGCTATTGCTACCAGACTTCTTACACTCATCCGGGCTGGTCGGTCAGATAAGGAACCTAGTTATTGGTTAGTCGTACTGCGTAGTGAATAAGCACCTACGCCTGACTGACCACCAAAGCGGAACATTGCTTCACGCTCTGCTCTGCGCTTTGACTTTAACAATTTCTCTTGCTCGCCACCTACAACGGCTTGTACTGCTTCTAGTTCGTTGTAGTTTTCGCGTTCAAGTTTTGCTAGTGATGATTGAGTATCAGCAAGTATTCTTGCTTTACCAAATTCTTGTTTTAACATTGATACATCTGCTGTACCAGTAGCACCAATTAAGGCTTCTGCTTCTCTAGCACGGGCAGCAGCATCAGCGCCTAACATAAACCTAGCGCTAGCAGCAGCAGCACCAATTTCAGCAGAACGAACCTGCTTCTTAATAACATCCATTGCCTTCAATGGGTTAAGTAAGTAGCCAATGGCATCTGCTTCTGTTACATACATTTCGCCAAGAGCCTTCATAACATCAGGTTCTTTTTTCACACGGTCTGCTGCAAGGGCTGCTCGTTCCTCAAACTCAGGAAGTTTAACAAAGTTACCAATGTACTTTCCTAATTCAGAGCGTGAGCCATAAACCTCAGCATCAAGTCCCCGTGAACGAAGGACTGAAATCATGCCTGTTTCTAGGTCAATGTATTCACCTTCGGTAATTGCTCTTTGTGCATCACTAAGAGCCTTCATGCCCGGAAAGCGTGCTTCATAAGATTTAGTTTTACGGATTTCAAGTTTAATTTGTGCAGCAGTCTTATCATCTAAAATCATTTTGTTTACTTCATCAGCAAGGTCTTTTAAACCTGCGCCTGAAAGAATAGAAACAAATTCCTCTAATGCTGTGCGTTGTCTATCGCGCTTTTCCTCTGTAAGAAGTTCAGCAGTTCTAAGATTACTTTCAGTATCATCAACTTCATCAGGAACAAAAGCAATAAATTCCTCGTATGTTCCGCCTTTGCCGTCAGAAAGAACATTAAAATAGTTGGTTCCACCTTTAACTTTTACTGTTTTAGTTCTGATAAGTCTGCCAGCAACATCACCAGTAAGTTCGTCATCAGTATCAGCATCTTCATCATCATCTACTATTTTTTTATTAGCATCATCCTCTGCTTTTTTCTTAGCATCAGCAATAGCCTTTTTAGCAGCATCTGATTTTGCTTTTGCTTCGTCAATTTTTGCTTTAGCAGCATCTGATTTTGCTTTTGCAGCATCAATACGAGCCTGAACTTTAGGGTCAATTTTTGTTGGCGTTGGTTCAGGTGCTTTGTATTTATCAGGACCAGTAAAATCTACTTTTGGCTTACTGCCTTGCGTTCCCTTAGGGTTAACATCTAACGCTGTCTTAGTAGGGGTTGGTTTAGTCGTAGGTGTTGTTCTGCTAGGTGGAGTTAAAGTTGGTCTGCTGCTTTGTGGCACAACATTTGGTTGTGGCTTAGGTGCAGGACTTGGCTTAGGTGTTGGTTTAGCCTGTGGTTTAGGTGTAGGTGTTGCTTTCTTTTCTGCCATTTATTAACCTACAATTCCGAAGTCACGAAGCAGACTGAGTGCCTGATTAGTGTAAGTTTCTTTAGCGTTCTTTGTGTATTGCCATAGTGGGTCGTTTTTAATAGATTTAGTAAACTCTGCAAATGTAGATTTAGCAGGCTTACCGTCAACGCCAGTTTTCATTGCATACTTCATAAGGTCGTTCCACTTGATTGAACTTTCATCCATTTCAAGAAGGGAAGCCATTTGATTGCGATAATTACGAGTCATGTCGTAAAGACTTCTACCTTGATTTAAACCCTCAGCAAATGGGGAATAAAGTTCACTAGATTGGCGTTTCATTTCCTCATACCAAAATGACTCATCACGACCATCCATTGTGTCTAACAATGATTGGTTAATTGATTTCTTGTAATTGTCGTCAAGGCTAACGCCATACTTCCAAGCCA